CTGGTTCTCCATAATGTAGCTTTTGATGCTCGTTGGTTTGCATTACAGTCCGACTGGGAGATGCCATGGCATCGAGTTCACGACACAATGTTAATGGCGCGTCTAATCGATCCGCTAGGTAGCGGGGCGCTAAAGAAACTAACCCAGCAACTTATTGACCCAACTGCTGCGGCCCTCCAAGCAGTATTAGACAACGGGATGGTTGACAATGGCTGGACCTGGGGCACGGTTCCGATAAAATATCAACCCTATTGGGCTTATGGTGCACTGGACACTGTCCTAACTGCAAGAATATTTGAGAAGTTTTGGGAAAAGTGCGCTCCGGGCAAGCCATATAGCATGGCCTATGAGCTAGAGATGAACACTCGTCGTATAGTTACTACTATGGAGCTCAATGGAGCACGGATTGACCTTGATTACTCCCAAAAGAAGCACGATGAGTTGGTTGAGTACACTGATAAGGTCCGCGATTGGGCTAAAAAGACTTACAACATGTCTATCGGTAGCAATCAGCAGTTAGTGCATCAATTTACGAAAATGGGTGCGGAGATTGATGAGTACACCCCAACTGGTCAACCTTCTGCCTCTGCCGATCAACTGAAGATTCTTCTTCGCGATGGCACACCTGAGATAAAACAGCTGGCTGACACCACTCTTAAGTATCGCAAGGCTGGTAAATTGGCTGGTACATACTTCCAGAACTTTTTAAGTGGCAATATTGACGGCTTAGTTCACCCATCTATCAATACTTTAGGTGCTAGGACCGGGCGCATGACGATACGGGATCCGGCGCTCCAGACCTTGCCTAAGGGCGATGACACTGTTCGTAGGGCCTTTATTCCGAAAGACGAAGACCACGTAATTATTACTTCCGACCTCGATCAGGTGGAATTCCGCATGTTTGCCACCCTTTCTGAGGACCCAAACTTGATCCAACTCTTCCATAAGGCAGATGCTACTGGCTCTGACCCCTTTACCGAGATCGGTCGAGAGCTTTATCAAGACCCAACTATGCAAAAATCCGATAAAAGACGTGGCTTTATAAAAGGAGTTATCTACGGTAGGCTGTATGGAGCCGGTATTGCCAAGCAGGCTATAACTGCCGGTGTACCCGAAGAGCAGATGCGTGCAGTTTCCGATCAATTTGACCGCAGGTTTCCGGGGATGCAGCGATTCCAGAAAGATGTTGAAATGCGAGGCACTAGACGTTTAGAACAAGAAGGGATTGGGTATATCAATACCTGGACGGGCCGTAGGATCCCCTGCGATGATGACCGTGTGTATGTTTTAACTAATTACCTTATTCAAGGTGGAGCTGCTGAGATTTTTAAATCAAATCTCGTAAAACTAGATCAAGCTGAGCTAACTCACCTACTTATTGTTCCTGTGCACGATGAAATAGTGCTAAATGCACCTCGCGAGGACGCAGAAGAGATAAAACAAATCGTAAAGGAGTGCATGACTACGAAAGACGGCTGGGCAGTGCCCCTGACTGCAGACGTTGAGGGAGGCTTCAGTAGCTGGGGCGGAAAATATCTATAGGCTAGTAAACTATCTGGTAGTATTAAATTATGTCTAGTCTGTATACGCTTTCATTAGAATCTTGCCCTGAAGAGGTCAGGTACGTTGGTATAACTAAATACGATGACGTCTCCATGAGACTAAAAGCCCACAAAGAAAAAGCAGGAAATGTGAATCGTCCAGTGGCTGACTGGATCAAAAAGCATGGAGATTCGGTTAAAGCTGTAAAAGTTTTAGGTGACTTAACATGGGAAGAGGCTTGTTTGGCAGAGATTTCTTTGATAGCAGAGCTTAGAGCAAAAGGATTTCGACTTTTAAATATGACTGATGGTGGCGAAGGCTCTTTGGGGAAAAAAGACTCCGAAGAAACTAGACGCAGAAAGTCTTTGGCCGGGGCTGGTAGAGCTGTTTCAGAAGAGACCAAACAAAAGATCTCTTCAGCTAACAGCGGTAAAAAAAGATCTGAAGAGGCAAAAAGAAAGATGTCTGAGGCAAAGAAAGGTGGAAACCTTTCTCCGGAACATAAAGAAAAAATAAGAGTTTCTTTAATTGGTAGAGAGTGTTCGTCCGAAACTGCAGCAAAAATATCTGCTGCCCAAAAAGGTAGGAAACTTTCTCCGGAACATTTAGAAAATATCAAAGTCGCTCAGAAGAGACGTAGAGAAAGAGAGCAAAAAGATAAAAATGATTAAATATGTACTAGCAGTTGATCCAGGTAAAGCTACCGGAATAGCTCTATTTAGCCACCAGGCGGGCGGTGAGCCTGTTTTAGAGTGGTCTGTTGAAGTACAGCAGGAAGAATATGCCAAGCCCATACGAGAGGTCCTAGCGTCTCCAGAGATGTCCCTTAACTTGGATATAGTTTGCGAGAGATTTACCATAAATGCTCAGACTGTGAGAAATGCTCAAGCGCCTTACTCTCTAGAGCAGATTGGCATCTTAAAGCAGTGTATGATCGACGCTGGAAGGGCTCCAGACGATATTTACTTCCAATCGCCGGCTAATGCTAAAGCAATGTTTGACAACCCTAAACTTAAGAAGCTGGGGTACTGGCATAGAGGTGGTGAAGGTCACGCTTTGGATGCGATTCGACACGGACTTCTCAGAGTAATCAAATTAGGCTGGAAACCTGTAAGATTATTAGAATAATAAGTTATTATCAGAAATAACTTGTAGTCAGAACTTTTTTCTGATAATATAAATACATGTACGAAATGACGAAGGAGATCAGATGAGCGTCTACGTTGAGCTCGATGAGCTAGGCCAGAACATTATCATTCAGGCTGAATGGCGACTAAAAGAGGTTTGTAGGGCTTTCCCCGGCGCTAAATGGGACGGTGAGAAGCAGGTTTGGCGTATTCCCCTGTCTTGGACTGGCTGCCTATCGCTTCGTTCCACATTTAAAGAAGAGCTTACACTCGGACCTAGGGTGAGAGAGTGGGCCTCTAATGAGCGTTTGAACCGTATCGACCCAGCTAACGCTCTCCGTGACCTTGAAGAGTATGACAGCAGTGACAAAGACCTCTTCCCATACCAAAAAGCAGGCGTGGAGTTCCTTACAACAGCTCGGAGAGCTCTCCTAGCGGACGAACCAGGGCTCGGAAAAACCATTCAGGCTATAAGAGCTCTAAAACTCTTACAAGACCGCGGAGAGCAGGTTTTTCCAGCTCTTATAGTTTGCCCCAATACCTTGAAGAGCAACTGGGCTCGTGAATTCGAGAAGTGGTGGCCGGATGTAAATGTTCAGGTGGTAAAAGGGTCAGCGACTCAGCGCCGAAAAGCGTTTGAGGAAGAAGCAGATGTCTATATCGTGAATTGGGAGTCCCTCAGGGGGCACTCTAAGCTAATGTCATACGGCAGTATAGCTCTTGCTAGGTGCACGGAATGCAAGGGACATGACGCTAGGGTCACAGAAAATCGTTGCGAGGTTCACACCAGAGAGCTGAACGAGATTGATTTTAAAGCGGTAGTTGCCGATGAAATTCACCGTTCTAAGGATCCTAAGTCAAAACAGACTCGTGCGCTTTGGGCTGCAAGTGGAAACGCTGACATTAGATTTGCACTTACTGGTACTCCTATGGCTAACGATGTTGTGGACTTATGGCCGATACTGCACTGGTTGGACTCTAAAGAGTGGCCAAGCAAAACTAAATGGATTGACCGTTATGTGGATACCATGATGAATGCCTTTGGGGGGATGATGGTTCTCGGGCTTAAGCCACACATGGAAGCAGAGTTTTATGCAGGAATCAACCCACGGATGCGCCGAATGCTCAAGGCACGAGTGCTGCCGTGGCTTCCAGAGGTGATAAACGATCGTAGAGACGTCGAAATGGGCGTGAAGCAAGCAAAAGCTTACAAGCAGATGCTTGAAAATATGGTTGTAATGCTAGAGCATGATGGCGAGATCGGACCGAACGGGGATGTTGTCGTTGCGCCTAACCCGCTAACTCAGACGCTTCGTCTGCTTCAGTTTGCTAGCGCGTACGCTCACATAGAGCTTCAAGAAAACGGAGATGAAAAAGTTCTCCTTACAGACCCTTCTTGCAAGGTAGACGCTTTAATGGATGACATAAAGAGCGGTGACTTTGGAAGTGACTCTGTTGCTGTCTGCGCTGTGTCTCGCCAGCTAATCGAAATACTAAGTGCTCGCATGACAAAAGAAGGCATTAAGCACGGACTAATTACTGGATCTCAGTCTGGGGATGAACGTCAGCAAGCTGTTGATGATTTTCAGGCAGGCAGAATTAAGTGGGTACTGTTCACAGATGCAGCAGGCGGTGTCGGAATTACCTTGACAGCAGCACGAAGACTTGTTATGCTTCAGAGACCATGGTCCCTTGTGAACTACAAGCAGGCCCTTGACCGCGTCCACAGAATCGGATCAGAAATACACGATTCTATTCTGATTACGGACTATGTAACCGAAGGAACTATCGAGGAACGAGTAATCGAAGCCTTGGAAGGTAAGGCCGATAATTTTGAGCAGATTGTGCAAGATAAGCCAAAGTTGTTGGATATGTTAAAGAATGGAGTACCAAAGAAATGACGGTTAGTCTTATACGGAGAGAGCAAAGAGATTGCTCCAAGAAGGAGGTGGTGCCCAATGACGTCTGAAATTATCAGGATTAGTAACTCTGAAATTCAAACGTTTAAGTGAAGGACTGTAGACGTAGGTGGTGGCTGACATATTATCGTCGTCTGAAACCAAAGGTACAGAATTTCACAGGAGCGTTGGCTTTAGGGTCACGTATACACGAGGCTCTAGATCGTCACTACTCAACGGGGCAGGGCCTTCTAGAGGCACACGCTGATCTAGTTAGAGACGACCTAAAAAAGATGAGTGACGGGTACAAGGACACTTCGTCCTTGGAAACTGAAGCCGATCTGGGACGCATAATGCTAGAAGGCTACCTCGAGTGGGTAGAAGAAGAAGGCATCGACGCGGAGCTTGAGATGATCTCTACAGAAGAGATTCTCGAGCGTCCAATGCTTGACGGTAAGGTCATTCTGCAAGGAAAGATTGATATGCGTGTACGTCGAAAGCTCGATGGTGCTAGAATGATCCGTGACTTCAAGACTGTAGGTGGCTCTTTTGCTGACTTCGGCTCTATGGCGCACATGAACGAGCAGGTAAAGACTTACATGCTCCTAGATGAAGCTCAAGAGCAAGAAGGCGGCGAGAGAACAGATGGAGCTATCTTCACAATGCTTCGTAAGGTTAAGCGCGGTGCTTATGCTAAGCCACCGTTCTATGACCAGATTGAGGTCCGCCACAACAGATTCACGCTCCGTGCTTTTCTAGATCAATTAGAAGGCACGCTAACCGACATGCTGGAAGTACGTCAAGCGCTAGATGATGGCGGTAGTCACTACAGAAATGCATATCCAACACCAACTAAGGACTGCAAATGGAAGTGTCAGTTCTTTGCTAACTGTCCACTCTTTGATGATGGCTCTGCAGCAGAGGCAGCACTTACTGACTCATTTGAAGTTTCCGACCCTTATGGCTACTATGGCATAGGGGATAAGAAAGGCAACGAGTAGTCTACTCGCCAAGAAAGTACGAAAACGAAAGAAAGGATGTGAGTAATGTCTGACGTCGATCGCAGTTTAACAATTATGGTTTATGGCGAATCCAAGGTTGGAAAGTCCAGCTTTGCAGTCACGGCACCATACCCACGCCTAATGCTTGATGTTGAGGGTGGGCACAGATTCCTACCTGTAACTATCAAGTATTGGGATCCAATGACTGAAGAGCCGCCAGTGGCTGATGGAACTTGGGACACAGTGGTGGTCCAAGTCCGTGAGTACGATGTGGTCATGAAGACATTTCAATGGCTTCAGAGCGGTAAGCACCAGTTCAAGTCCCTAATCATTGACTCCATCTCGGAGTTGCAGGTTAAGTGCATGGACAACATTGCTGGCACAGAGCAAATGAAGATGCAACAGTGGGGCGAACTACTTCGCCACATGGGGGCGCTACTTCGTGACCTTCGTGACCTCACGATGCATCCAACTCAGCCCCTCGAGGCTGTAGTACTGACAGCTATGGCACGTAAGGGCCAAGACGGTGTATTCCGTCCGTACCTACAGGGTCAGCTAGCTATTCAGGCCCCCTATTTCTATGACATCCTCGGAGCACTCACAGTGGAGACGGAGCCAAATCCTGATCCAATGCAG